AAACCCGATTATCGCCATGACACGGATTGTGCCTAACTTTCCTATCTTCTTTTTCTACTCCGACCGCGCCATTCCGGACGGGATTTTCGGGTGCGTGTCCACGAAGGAGAAGGTAGGGAGGCAGGCGTTCAATGAAGGGACGGCGGAGTTCATCTACATACCGAATGTGGAATTGGAGGACGGATAATGGCAAATGAGAATTTCATGCGCCGCTATATCATGCGGTGCGGAAAGATGGGAGGGAGAGGTTTTGAAATAGGCAATATCCATAGTGCCAGGGAGGATGCCCTGCATGTTTCTTTCAGTGTGGAGAAGTCAAACGCCGAATCGCCAAATACGGCGAAAGTCCAGGTATGGAACCTCTCCGACAAGAATCTAAAAATCCTGGACATTAAAGACTGCGCCCTGGAGCTGAAAGCAGGGTATGAGGATTCAATGGCGCTTATCCTGGTGGGGAACATCACAAGCGTTACCACAACCCCAGACAATGCGGATCGGCTGACGGAAATAGAGGTCATGGACGGAAGGGTAGAATTGAGGGATACGAATATAACTGTTTCCCTCAATGGCGCCGTAAACTGCCAGGATGTCTATAAGTACATCGCAGGGCAGATGGGGTGTTCCATCGTATTTGCAAAGGATTTATCCTATAAGACGCTGCCCAACGGATATAGTTATGTAGGGAAAGCAAAGAACGCCCTGCAAAAGATGGCCGGATGCTGCGGACACAGATGGACAATCCAGAACCAGGTCATACAGATTACATGGCCTGGCCGCGCGGTAAATACCAGGGGCTATCTCCTGGACAGCAGTTCCGGTCTTATTGGCCGGCCGAAGCGGATCACGATTTCCTCCGGCGGCGATAATAACGAATCACAGACCGGATGGGAAGTGCAGTACCTGCTCAATGGGGCAATCGGGGTGAATGACATCGTGAAGCTCCAGAGTGACGAGATAAGCGGATTCTTCCTGGTACATAAAGTGACTATGGACGGTGACAATATGGAAGGTGACTGGCTCTGCACAGCGCAGCTGTTAGTAATCAGAGCGCAGCCGAAACTTGACAAGAAAGCAGCCGCTTCCAGCGGAGATTCTGGTTCTGCCTCCGGAGGCGATTCTTCCGGAGCGCTGAAAAAAGGCGATAAGGTAAAAGTGATACGGACTATCCAGCAAGGGAATAAGACCAAAGGCTATCAGTATGCCGGAGGGACATTCGTTTGCTATTATTCTGTTTACGATGTCATCCAAGCAAAAGGCGATAGGGTAGTTATCGGAATCGGAAGTACGGTCACGGCGGCGGTGAAAGCTGCCGACCTTGCCAAAGCATAGGAGGTATTCATATATGTTGCAAGAGTTTTCCCAACAAGTGGAGGATACGGCCAGGGCGGTAGTAAACCAGATACATACCGCGCTCCCTGGCGAAATCGTGTCTTTCAATCCTGGGGCAGGGACAGCGGTAGTAAAGCCGTCCGGGAAGTTTGCCACATCGGATGGAGTGGAGCTGGCATATCCGGCTATCACGGACGCGCCGGTGGCTTTCCCATTCTGCCAGTCGGCAGGGATAGGGATGGCGTTTCCGGTCAAGCCAAAGGATGACTGCCTAATCATCGTCTCCGAAGTGGAGCTGGATGCCTGGAGGAGCGGCGCAGAGTCGGAAAGCTCCCTGCGGTTCGACCTCACAAGCGCGATGGTGATTCCGGGCCTTCTGAACGGAGGCGGCGCCATCGTTGAAAAAGCCTGCAGCAAAGACGCGGTAGTTATCCAGGCTGGGGAAACGGAGCTGATGGTGTACGATGCAGGCGTCGAGATCACATCCGGGGAAACGGAGCTGAAAATCACCGGGGAGGGCATCAAGGCAAAAGGAGACATGAAGGTTGATGGGAAGATAACATGCAAGCAGGTCATTGAGACAGGGTAAGGAGATGCAGTATGGATATATTACTTGACCGGTCCGGGGATTTATTCGTTGGCGGAAATGGAGACATAACGCTCACTGATTCCGTTGCGCAGAAAATCAAGATTCGGCTGAAATGGTTCGAGGCTGAATGGCGGTGGAACCGTGACGAAGGGCTTCCATATACAGAGAGCCTGCTGATAAAGAACCCAGACACTGATTATTTTGAGGGAGTCATCCGCGAGAAGATTTTCGAGGTTGACGAGGTAACGGATGTGGGGGAGGTATCAGTCACATTCGATGCAGCCACCAGAAAAGCGAAAATACGGTATGTAGCCAGTACGGACTATGAGACCATAAAGGAGGAGGTGGATATAAATTGCCAGATTACGGAATAACAGACAAAGGATTTGTGCTGAAAAGGCTGGATACCATCCTGGAGGAAATTCATACGGATTTAACCGACGGATGGAAGGTGGACACAAGGCTTGCAGGCACATCTTTCCTTAATACGCTTATAACGACTTTCGGGAACCAGATAGCGAACCTCTGGGAGACGGCGCAGGATAGCTACTACGCGAAGTACCCGGCCACCGCCGCGGGGATCAACTTGGACAATGCCGTCCAGTACGGAGGTATCCGGAGGGCGGCGAACAGGAAAACGTGCTATCCGCTGCACTGCACCGGAGACGATGGGGCGTTTATCCGGGAAGGGACTGTGGTTGCCACAAATACCATGCCGGAAGTACGTTTATCAGCGGCGGAAGATTTCCAGATCACCAGAGGCGCATTCAACCGCATAAAAATCTGCCTGGCAGTCGTACAGACAGCAGTGTATTCCATTACCATCAACGGGGACCAGTACGCATACCAGAGCAATACGGCTGATGAACTGGAGATATTAAGGGGGCTGAAAGCCGCGGTCAAAACATCGGAGTATACGGTATCCGTTGATGAGACGGCATTTACGATCTGTATTGAGGACAATACAAAGACCAGGAGAAATGTGCTGGTGCTTACGGATAACCTTACGACAGCAGGCGTCACGGTCATAGCGAATTTTCTTACTGATGAATATGGGAAGATTACGTTGCCGACGGGGACGGTCACAAAGATGGTGAACAATGTTGCCGGATTTTATGAGGTTACAAACCTGCTGAAACCGGCTTATGGCCGGAATGCCGAGACAGATACTGAACTGCGGCAGTCCTATATCGCCAAATCGGCCCTGCGGTCCAATACGATGATTGAAAGCATCGTGGCGGAACTGCTGGAGCATGTGGAGCATGTGGAATCCGCGTCAGGATACGAGAATGACACAGATCATGTGGACAGTTACGGGCTTATGCCCCACAGCATTGAGATCATTGTGGAGGGCGGCGACAACATGGAGATCGCCCAGGCCATCCTCCGGCGCAAGAGCGCGGGGATTGGCACCAATGGGGACGTTGTTGTGGATGTGCCCGGCGTATATGGCGATAAGGTGCCGGTACGGTTTAACCGTCCGGAATATCTGTACGCATGGCTGAAAATTGTGTTGCACGGGGATACTGCCAGGATACCGGCAAACTACGCAGCACTTACAATCCAGTCTGTATGTGGGGACGGGGCACAGATCAAAGCGGGAGGCAGCCTGATAACCCAGCTGCTTACCCCCGGCATTTATGAGGCTGTTGCCGGGGTTACGTATATTGAGATAACCTGTGCCTGCTCGACGGACAGCACCTATTCCCCCGCCGCTGCGGATTATGTGCCGGGCAATATCAGGGTATCTTCCCGGCAGAAGGTCCTCATAGACGAAACGCGAATTGAGGTGGATTTTGATGCGGACAATATTTGACGAGTGGATGGAGGATATTCCGGGGCAGTTTCATGGAAAGAAAAATATCGAGATCCTGATAAAAGCGTTTTCCCGGCAGCTACAGGAAGTACAGCGGATGTTTGCTGAGCTGTATACCAAGACGGATATTGACGCCGCTACAGGCCAGAACCTGGATTATGTTGGCACCATTGTCTCCCTCAGCAGACGCCAGGCCGGGGAACTGGCCGGAATGAATGTCTCCGAGCCGGTCATATCCGACGAGAGGTATAGGATGTACCTGCGGTATAAAATGCTGAAGAATACCAGCGAGTGTACATACTATGACATTATGGCCGCCATAGAGATCCTGTGGGATATCAGCAGGGCGTCTTATTATGAGCGTACTGACCGACCAGCCACCATATTCATCGGCCTGCCGATGGTGGGAGTCGAGTCGGATGACCAGGCCGAAGGGAAACCTGCCATTATGCGTCCTGCGGGAGTGGGGTTTATTTATACGGCGCAGTATGGCATGGCAGTGGATCAGTCCGATTTGGAAGTGGTCAGACTTATGTCAATGGATATGCATACATTTCTTTATTTTTTTAAGAGAATATTAAACGGTGCCTGGTGCCTGGATGGATCTGTGAGCCTTGGGCAGATACCTATATGTGAGATTGCCATGGAAACCATCATAGGTCCCATCGGAGTAGTAGCCCATACAGGCGGAGTACATTTACCTGCGCTGGAGTTATCGGCTGCGGTTCCCATGGTAATCCCGATTATCCAATGTGACATGGATGTAGGCTGTGATTTTGATTCATCAGGAGTTTTTGATTCAGGAGCGATGACCGGAGGAAATGTGGGGGTCAATATCCCTGTATGTGTTGACATTAAGGTAAACGCTGAATCTGTAACAATAGAAAAAGATTTGTGGCATCTGGACGGGCAGATCCTGTTGGATGGGTCAAGAATCCTGGATGCCGAAACATGGAAGGAGAGTTTATAAGATGGCAGACGCAGTAGTAACACATATCGCAAGGACAAAAATGGTGAAAGCCCGGGCTGGAGTAATTGAAATTCCGCCAATTGTCGGAATGGCATTTGGGACTGGCGGGGTGGATGAAACGGGTGATCCGGTCATGCCGTCCGTCAGTGATGACGGACTGAAAAATGAGGTATTCCGGAAAGTGGTGGACAGCCATACATTCACGGATGATACCACCTGCCGGTATTTATGTACCCTGACGGCCAGCGAATGTGTGAATAAAGATATCAGTGAACTGGGGCTGTATGACGCGGATGGAGACATAATCGCAATCAAAACATTTAAAAGCAAAGGAAAGGACGCCGACCTGGAAATGACATTCCGTGTCGATGATATTTTCTAAAAGGAAAGGAAGGAACATAATAATGTCATTTTTTGAAATACCAGAAACACCGGAATTCACCAGACAGATCAGGAGGTTTGAGACATCGGACCCGGCCCACGCGGATCTGTTCAATACGCTGGTAGGGGCACTGGTCAATAATGACGTATTCCTTAAAAATCTGGCAAACCAAATACTGCGGGCATTTGAGGAACACACCGCGGACAAACAGAATCCCCATGGTGTGAGCAGGGCACAGCTTGAAATTGATAAAGTGAA